AAGAATAATTTTTCCAGCTTGTAGCCTTCTTTTTTCTGCTTCAGTGTTTAGCCAAGAATGAGTGCTTAAAGCTTTAACCATATTTTTAATAGCCCATTTTGGTTGATTTCCTACTATTTTTTTAGCCTCGTGAATATCCATATCGCTTTCCTTTTATGGGATTTATCGCATACTATCACCTAAAAAAATCCCCGTCAAGGGACGGGGTAAATATTTTTTTAATGATATTTATATAGTTCCATGTGGAACAATGTGTTATTTGGTTCTCTTATGCGGGTGCATCCTGATACGGCCCAGTAAAAACAATATGCCATTCTTCGCCAACAACATTTGAATGGTCTTCACTTTTTACTGTTTTTACATAGGACTCGAAAGGGCAGCCGTATGATTGTCCTACGTTGTCTAGGATTATGTCTCGCATCGCGTGACACTCCGCAGCAGCTCTATCAGTATAAGCATATCGATTAAGTCTATAACCAAGGTAAGTACCTTCATCTCCTTTGACTCGTTTGGCTTCAAGACCGTCTGGAAAATTTTTTTCGATATACTTATTAATATCTTCAAGGCTATCAACAACAACTCTGCCGCCCATGTCTTTAACTTCACTCATGGTGATTCTCCTCTATTGAATTGTGAAAGAACATAAACTTTTAATAGTTTATATAATATTTTAACATATTATCGCATATTTATTGATTGCAGTCTGTTATATATTGATAACGGTTTGTTATATAACTATTTATTTTCTCCGGCCAGTACGCGGTTTTTTCCTTGGCTTTTTATTGACTTTGTCTACTGCATCATTCCCGTAAAGAAGTCTAGCTATCCATTCAATGATAAACATGAGTGATAAAATCCCCCTCGTCTAATTCGTCTTTAGGCAATCCGACAGCAGATATCAATCTGTCAGCAACAGAAAGTTTGTGCAGACGATGGACAACAGCGTTTGAAATATCACTTTGCGTAATGTCACTACCGTCAATCTCGTCGCAATCTACGCGAACCCCAAGCACAATAAAGTGAGAGTATTTCTTTCTAGTCGTCGCAGTCATAGCAAACTCCTCCTTGTTTGTGTTGTTCCAAATAATCATCAGTAAATTTAACCCAAGAAATTTTTATTTGCCACTGCCCATCTTCGGACAAAACAAAATCCAACTCAGCCTCCGCTGGGAGATCATCGCCCGGATCTATCAACACGATAGGTTGTTTAGCTAGTTGGTCAAAATTACTTGTTAGAGATTGAAGAAGATCTTTGTAAGTTTTCATGCCGCCTCCAGTTTTGAAACTTGTAAATTTTTAAAATCTTGATGCGCCTCAACCATCGCACGCAAAAAAACACCCGCAATCTTGTAATCCGCAACCTCATCATAAGAAATTGTTTCAAAATATCCATCCTCATGAATTTTAATTGAATCGGAATCGAAGTAACCAAGTTCAATCGTTGATTTTTTTCCACCGCTACCGGTGTATCCGGTCACACAATATTCAAGATCTTTGCCTAGACGTAAGCCCAAATATAAAAGCGCAAGTTCTTTAGCTGTTTCTATCTTCATGTCTGCAAACATTTTAGAAATAAAATTTTCATATACTTCAGTCATTTTGATTTTCCTCCTTGCTCGCAATCTCTTTTTTTGTGGCTACATAAATAGTCAAAGAGGTATCTTGGTCGAGAGCACAAGTCTCAATTTCAGTATCCCAGTCATCAATTTCATAAGAATACGAAGTGTCACCAAAAGAGGGTATCCGCGCCCCAAGCAAAAATTCTTTGTACAATTTCCAAGATAAACCAAAGTCATCGAGTAATCTTTTTAAAAATTTAGCTTCGGTTTTAGTTACTTTTCCATCTCTTTTGTAATTAGGTCTCGGCTGCGTAGTTTTAAAATAGGGAACTATTCCATGTTCTCCTAGCTCCCAATCTTTTTGCATCCCAAAATTATAATTTTTATTTATATAATCCTCGATGGCTTGTTCAATTTCATCATGCTCCAATCTTATATACATTTTTTTCTCCTCATTTGTGAAATGTTATGGGAGATTATCATAGTATATGGGAGAAATCAAACGATATATTTCATCAAATTTGAAACTTTTTGACTTTTGGTAATAATAAGGAGAAAGTTTCACTCCTTGCTCCACAAGTTCAAGCACTTGTTTTGCTTGATACAAAAAAAGTTCTGGTAGTGGATTTTGATCTAACGATTGTAATTTTTGGACTCTTTTGACAAGAATCCAACTGCTACTACTTTCATGCCGAGTTAACCATGAAATTTGACTTGGACGAATATTAACTGCGTTAGCGGTAATAAACTTGAGCTCGACAAAATGAAATAGACCTTTTTCATCACAGATTAATAAATCGGGTACACCTGCCGATACCCAACTTTCTATTCTAGTGAACTTGAGCTTCCGGCTCGATGTCTTCAGCCCATTCTTCATCGACTGATAAAGTCCGGCCTCCTTCCTGCAAGTCATCATCATCCTCTGGGGTTACATCAATAACATTATAGTTATCTTTTAACTCATCCAAAGCTTTGAGAACCTCATCTTTGCTCATACTGTCAATAGTCCCATGTCGTATCTCTGATTTATTCACATAGATATCGCCATGCGCTTGTCCTCGACGAAACTCTGCTTGTACCGCAGCCGAATATGCCCCATTTTCCAAAGCTTGATCTCTAATTTTTTTCAAATCTCGAAGATGTCTTTGGTAAGTTACACCGTATTTTTCGTCTAATTCGTTGCGAAAACGCTTAATTTCGGCCACAACATGGGGACTTATGTGTGGATTTGTAAGCTCATACGCACGGCTATGGGCGGACCCTTCTGGATATCCAGCGCGAATGGCAGCCTCCCTCAGTGTAATCATTCCGTCGTTACTGACTAATTCTTTAACAAAAATTTCTTGTTTCCGAGTCAACATTGTAGTGGTGGTAGCGCGGGGCCTTCCGGGCTTCCGCTTCTCTACATACGGCACATCCTTTGGGATCTTGACAGGTCGCTTTCTTTTTGTAGCCATAATTTTTGTTAAATTCAGTTAATGACAAAGGGACTATACCAAAACTTATATAGATGAGAAATCTTTTTTTATATTTTTTTTCTTTGAGCGCCTTTAACGCAGTTTGGCGTTTGAAACGGTTACATAAGTGCAAAAAGGTAACATTTTACTTTTGACTTTATGTAACCATATAAGTAGTTGTATTAAATACAAAAAAGTGCTCGGTTACACCGGTTACACCGGTTACGGCCTTATTTTTTTTTTTTTTTTTTTTTAATTTCTCAGATATATATGTTATGAAACCGTTTTTGTAACGAAACACAAAAAAAACCCCGGTCCAAGGACCGGGGTATTAGGGTAATGTTTTACATTTCACAATTCACAAACAGATCTTACAAAAACCCCCATAAAAAAGTCAAGCACTTTTACGTTCTTCTTCAACCACACCTTCTAGTTCTTTCATCAATCCGTGTTTGACCACAAGAAGGTATACTTCAAATACTATTCGTAATTGACCGGATATTGTCCGCCTTTCTTTTTTGGCAAGTGCTTTAATATCGTCATATACAGATTTTGGCAGCAAAACACTTTTCCATTTAGTTGTATCCATAATAATCTCCTATCAGATATACGGGATCATATAAGATTTTATCTTAAAAATCAATTAATATTTATTTTTTGTAGATAAGTTTTTTTCGCAGCCATTGATTATTGAATTTCTGCAAAGTTTTATCGTTCATTACTTTACGTTTCGCGGTCTGTCTCCATTTTTCCACTCCTTTTGTCTCCATCATGTTTTTCTCCATACTTATTATTTAAATAATATTCATCCAATATTTTTTTGGCCTCTAATATATGATAAGTAAATTCATCAAAAGCAGGACTGCCGTAATCTGTTTTTTTTAACCGCCTAAACACGTACTCAGCATCTGAAATCACATGCTTAACGTCAATATATAAATTGTCTAATTGCTCAAAATAAAGCTTGTGTAATTCCTCTACAAGATCAAACTCGCATTGTTTGGACAAATCCTCTTTTGTCTCCATCATGTTTTTCTCCATTTATCAAATTTTTTTATCCCATGAACGGTTTCTTGGGAGTTATTTTATCCCACGAACGTGTTCATGGGAGTTATTTTGCCTCACCCCAAGACGGACCAAGTTCCGTGTCGCACGAATTAGGGACTTCTAGCGGAACAGCGTTTTCCATAATCTTTGCGATTTCTAAAGCTTCTTCTTTGTCTTTGACCGACATAGCGATCTCATCGTGTATTTGGATCATAGGAAGCTTTCCAGCCTTATAAATGTTGACCATTGACTGTTTAGTCATATCGGCAGCGGAGGCCTGTATAAGGCGATTTAGAGCCTTGTAGGTATAAGCTCGTTTGAGGCGGGTAGTTTCTCCATATTCTTTGACCGCGTCCCGATACGGTAGTGCTTTGTTCATGGCAAAGCTATCGGGCTCCCAGAGGTCGAAGCGGCATTTACGTCCGAGTATGGATCGTATTGATCCTGCACTGGATTTTTCATTAAGTCGGTTGGTGACACCTTGCATAAGACTTTTCACAAAAGGCACGCGCTCGTGGTATTGTTTCACAAGATCTTTTGCCTCGGGTACGGGTATGTCTAGTTCATCGGATAATTTGTTCACCCCCATTCCGTACATCATGCCAAGATTGATGGTTTTGGCTTGTTTGCGGGAGATATTTGCCATTTCTGCAACCATCGTGTGGAAATCCATGTCGGGGTTGTTTGTGTATCCATCGACAAATTCTTGTACGCCGTCGAGCGTGATTCCCCGTGATTTGCCAAATACGTAAGCGTAGTGGACCAAGATCCGTGGTTCTTGTTGCGAGAAATCGATTGCGGCCCACTGTTGTCCTTCTTCTGGGAGGAATAGAGATCGGATCATGGGTCCGAGTTCTGGATCGCGGGCCGGGATTTGTTGTAGGTTGGGGTTATTCATGGATATACGTCCTGAGATTGTACCGCCGTCATCGGAACGTATTTGGTTGATGTGACTATGGATGCGGCCATCTTTGTGACAGTGTTTCATGATCGTGTTGATGAATGTACCCGAAGTTTTGTTCAGGTTCCGCGCTTCGATGATGAGCTTGGGGAGTGGATGTTGACTTTCTTGGAGGAAGCTCTTGGTGAAAGAAGGTGCGCCTTTTTCGGTCTTTGGGTAGCTGACCCCGGCCTGATCGAACGCTTTGGCGAGCGATTGAGCAGCCCAGATTTCGACATTACTACCGGCCATATCCTTAATCTTTTTGAGGACTGTCTTCTCCCGCTTGAGGATTTGATCGCGGGTTCGTTCGAGGCGGTTAATATCGACCCGGACTCCGCGCATGGTCATATCAACGAGACATGGGAGGAGGTCGAGTTCGAGATTTGCGATGGGCCAGAGGTCTTCCTTGTTCAGTTGCACGCGGAAGAAGCTCCAAAGCTCAAGTGTAAGCTCTGCATCGACCTCGGCGTAGGGTCCTACAAAGGTGGCAGGCATCTTCCACATCTCAGCCTTCGGATCGATGCCAAATTCTGTAGCGGCAGCGATTAAATTTTTTTCCGATTTGGTTTTGTTCAGATGATCGTAAGCGAGGGCGTTTAGGCTGTAGCTGAAGCGATTTTCATCAAGTAGTGATGCTATCAGCATAGTGTCGATGATTCGACCGTT